ACGGTTTGTTAACTAGCGTAGAAGATTTCAATAACATTAGATTTGCAAAGAGACATGTACACATACAAGGCGACCTAATAGAAAGTTTTACAGGGCTTAATCATATTAACTCTTGGCATTCTATGGATTCAAAAATGATAGGTGCAACCGTAATTAAATTGTGTACAAAATTACTACACGAATCACTAAGTAAGATTAACAACCTAGACACGGTTAAGATAATAGGAGGTAATCATGACCGCATAAGCAAAGACAACAAAGAGGACGTAAAAGGCGGTGCTGCTGAGATCATTGCTTACTGTCTTGAACTATTAGGTTATAATGTAGAGTTTCATCCTTACGTAATCTCTCATGAGGTGCAAGGTATTAACCACATTATCCTGCATGGTGACAAGGTGGTAAGCTCAAAGACATCTGAAGAACTAGTAAGCCTTTACGGTGTACATGGTATTTACAATTTTATTACTGAAGCTCACTTACACCAACTTATTGAAAAAATGACAGCCGTACAAAGAAGCAAGTATAAAGTCACAAAAGATGATAAGCTAATGCTAAGAAGATTAACCCTTAAGCCTTTTTTTACTGGCAATTACTACAGCGAAACGCTCGGATATAACGCAAACGCCGGGTATAGCATAATTTGGGCAAATCATAAGGGTTTACCGAAAATGTTAGATAACACAATATAGAATGATATGAAACCAACACACGCACTTTTAATCTTATTTCTACTGATAGGATGCAAAGCAAAAGAAACGACAGTAGAACGCACTAAAACAAGCGACACACTCGTGACTAAGTCTTTTGAGTATGTAAGTAAGCCTATAGAAACAAAATACACCTTTTCGATAGAATGCGATTCATTAGGTAATGTAAAAGAAATACAAACATTTGAATCATCTGGACTTAATTCTGCAAGCGTAAAACTACAAGACAATAAGTTAGACTTAAGACTTATTACTGGCATGAGTCAGAGCAAAACAGACACTATTTATAAGACAAAGTATAAAGATGTCCTAAAAACTAGTGACGTTGTAAGATACAAGACCCCTTTATGGATGTGGTTGATAATTATTTTACAAACTTTAGTTATCATTTTACTACTTCGATTCAGATAAATAACTATATTAGCATCTCATAGTTTTAGTTTTATTTTAGTTTCCCCTTAGCAGATATGTTAGGGGGTTTTTTTATGCCTTATTTATAAAGTTTAACATTTATAACGTTTGCATATCTGTTTATTGGTTGTATCTTTGAGTATAATTAAAAACTAAAACTATGAAAGATTTACAAAACATATTAGAAAGCGAATTAAAAAACAGAGATACTGAAGTTTTAAAAAGCGATATTAAAGAAGCAATGAATAGCGAGGACGAAAGTTCAAATTTAATATTTGTTATTGGTTTAAATGTTTTAGAAGAAAGACTTACTAAAAAAGAATATGATTTATTTGAAGACTCTTTATAAACTAAACAGGGGTTTAATAGCCCCTTTAAAAACTAAAACTATGAACTTTATAAAACAACTACAAACCGTATTACTACTAGGACTAAAAACCAACGTAGACGCAGAATCAATTAATCTAGAAAACAAGCTTAAGGGAGACCCTAAGAGCATAACACTTAAGGAGCTAAGACGAATATTCTATCATGCTGGCATACAGTCGGTAACTATTGGAAACACAACTATAAATATATAAGCTATGAAAAAGATTATTGAAAGATTATTGAAAAAATTAGTATGTGATAATGATGTAAATCATCTTAACATTTATAAGACTAATGATAATAATTGGAAATATTACTATCGTATTTCGTTAGTGTATAAAGAAGAAAGTTTTAGTATCGGTATTAGAAAAGGCGCATCATCTGCATCTACATTTGAAATAATAGGAGTAAATAAAACCGAAAGCTTCCAAGAATACCTTAAAACAATAACAGAACTTCAATTTAAAATCAAATAAAATGAAAACTAAAACAAAAGAAATCGTAATTAAATTCATAGACTACAAAGAGAATTATCTAAATAAAGGTAAGAAACATTATTGCTATGAGATAGAAACAAATGAGCCTTTAGACTCAAAAGCCATAGATAGTGTAATTACACAAACAACAAATCTTCCTGCATCATTTACGGAATTCATGGAAGAGAACAATCTAAGTCAAGAGCAAACATTGAAAATCCTTAACAACTACAAAAAACAATAACATGGAAGTAATAAGAGAAAAGATCAACGTACAACTTATTTTCGAAACGTACAAAGTAAAAATGAACGACCCCAATATAAAGTACGGCTGGTTTTGCATACATGTGTTAGGGACTAGTGTAACGCTTGTTAACGGCTGGAAGAACTCAACTCATCAAATGAGCAACCACAAGAAAGCAAAGGTCTTAAGGCTTACTAGATTATTGCCAGATCAATATGTTAAGATAGTTACTCTTAATATTTAACATTTATAATGTTTGTATATCCGTTTGTTATGCTTATATTTACGTATAATTAAAATATAAAGCTATGACAATTTTAAATTACAATCAAGTGCAAACAATAGAAGCAGACGATTCAATGGCCGACGACTACAGTCACCACATAGAAAACGCTCTTAACAGAGGTTTTGATTCAAACTACCCTATTATATTAGATCAAGACGGATGTATTTTAGATGGAAACCACAGATATATTGCTTTTCAAAAAGAAGATAGACTAGATGAATTAGTTTTCATAGTAGTTAATTTTAACGACTTTATAGTTGCAAAAGGAAAAGAAATAGAAAACGGAACAAATGACGAGTTTCTATATAATGATGATTATTTCTATGACATAATGAAATCAATAGCACAATAAAACCAAATAATCATGGGATGGACAAACCCCGAAGACGACCAAGACTTAGAAAACAGATGTGCATTTTGTGGCGAAGAGTGCGTTAGAACTTACTGTGATAGTAACTGCGCAGAAGCTGACATTAACGATTAATAATAACTAGAAACTATGGAAAGTAAAAACAAAACACATTTTAGGAAAGTATTTAAAAGCGATCACTTAGGTAGCGCCGATGTAGAAGAATACATTGAAGAGGGCAAGAGCTTAATCTTTATAATTAAAGAAGTAAAGCAAGAGTATAAAACTAAAGTAGCTGGTAAGGCTATAGATGCTAACATAGCTTATTTTAAAGATGCAGGAGTAAAGCCATTAGTTCTTAATGCAACTAATTCAAGAATACTTAAGAACATGACTAACAGTCCATTTGTAGAAGATTGGAAAGGATTAAGAATAGAAGTCTATATAGACAAGGATGTAAAGATGAAGGGCGAAGTTGTCGGGGGTGTAAGAATTAAATCAAAGCCTTTAAAAGAACTAACAGAGCAAGACTTAAAAGTATTAACCGCAAAGTTATGGGCATTAACAACTAGAGAAGAACTTAAGGAATTGTATAGAAGCAATACGCAATATGGAGTTTCAAAAGCTGCTGGCAAACTATTTACAAATCGTGGAATTGAAATGGAGTCATGATAGCTTTAATCGACTTAGATTCAATACTTTACAAAGCCGTTTACAAAGTCGTATCTATAACAAAGATGCGACAGGCTTTGGAGTTGTACGGCAAAGATGGTGCAAAGCAATGGCTACTAGAAGAGGTGTATAACCAAGGCATTAACAGAGTAGAAAAGCAAGTACTTGAAATAGTAGAATATTTAGATTCTGTAATGTTTGAGGATATAAGCGAAACAGAACTTTATATTACTACTTGTACAAAGTCTTTCCGTAAGGCTTTAGCAGCTAGTTACAAAGGTAATCGTAAGCGGAATAATTATGTTTGGCTACTTAGAAATCATTATATTATTAATGATGCTAAGTTTTCCGACACCTTAGAAGCTGATGATTTGATCGCCATAAGAGCTAAGGAGCTAGGTAAAGCTAATTGCATAGTAGTTAGTCCAGACAAAGATTTAAAGACAATAGGGGGCTTCTATTGGTCTTACTACAAGCAAAAGGACAAAGACTTTGACGGTAACTATATCCTAGATGAGAACGGCTACCATGAGCAAAGCTTCAAACAAAAAGAGCCTATCTATCTTACAGATGATGATGCTAGTTTTTTATTTTGGCAACAAATGGTAATGGGTGACACCTCAGATAATATAAAAGGCTTACACAGGTGGGGCAAAGTAAAGTCTGAGAAGCTACTAAAGGCTAGTACTTGTTATTGGTTTACAGTTGCGCGCAAGTACATAGAACTTAATCAAAAAGAATACTGGAAAATTAACTATTCGCTTCTAAAACTAGGGAGCATAAACAATTAAAACTATGGAATTTAAAGGAACAAAAGGAGATTGGGGAGTTAAAGATTTAAGGAAAACAAGCAAACATTCAACAGATGTAGTTTGTGGTAAAACTAGAATTGCAGAAGTAAAGCATTATTCTTCTATAACATTTTTTCCAAATGACCCAACAAAAGAAGAAGGAAGAGCAAACGCAAAACTAATAGCAGCATCAAAAGAATTATTAGAGCTTGCGTTATTAGTAAAACGTATTACTAACCGAAAAGCTATGCCTACTGAGATGGAAGTTTTAGCATTACAAGAGCAATCAGAAAAAGCAATTAATAAAGCATTAACAATTAACAAATAAACGTTATGTCAATAGCAAAACAAATAATACTACAAGAGTTAGAAGAGCAAAGCCATTTAAAACCTGTAGAAGACGTTATCTTCTGGGCTTTGGAATACTACGCAAAGCATCAAAAAGACACTAATGGAAGCTTAACGGCTTATTGCATTAAGCAAAGAATATTAGACGCAGAGAAAAAAAAATCAGATAAAAAATAAACGTTATGAAAAAACTAAATGAAGAAAATCAAAAAAAATTTAATAATTTAGTAAATCAAATTGGGAAAAAATTAATAATCACTATGAATGCTTTAGGAATACCAAATTATGTAAGTGCAACTTACACTCATAACAATGAGAAATATATTTTAAATTTTAGAAAAGAATCAGAAAACAAATAAACATTATGGCAACAATTAAAGGAAAGTTAAAGATCAAAGGCGAGACAAAAGAGTTTGGCAACAACGGATTCACAAAGCGTGAGATCGTGATTGAAACAGTAGAGACTTATCCTCAGTCAATCTTAATCGAGTTCATAAAAGATAAGTGCTCGCTTATAGATGGTCACAATATAGGCGATGAGTTAGAAGTCTCTATTAATATACAAGGTAGAGAATGGGTAAGTCCACAAGGAGAGACAAAGTATTTCAACAGCTTACAAGGTTCGAAGATAGACAGCATTGCAAAGGCAGAAGTATCTGATTTTGATGTAGATGATGATGATATATTTGGTTAATAATTACATGTAAACTATTTAAAAGTAGTATATTAGCAGTTCAGTTGTTTAGTGGAGTTTACAACGAAAAAATATAAATCAGCCTTCTTAAAGGATTCGCAAACTCCACATTAGCGATGAATTTAAGAAGGTTTTTTAATTAAATAGTTTACAGGTGTCTTAAAACCTTTATTATTATGGCAAAAATAGATTTAAAATTTTTATGTGCAGATGTTGAAAGTGATTTTGTTCAATGTAGATTAGATACAAATGGGATTCCATTTACTATTTGTATTAAGACTCAAAATGGATCTTCTCAAAATGTTATTTATTTAGACAAATCAACTGCAATTAAATTCGCTAAGACTTTACGAACTGAGATTAATAAAATCCCATCGTAATGGCTACAGACAAAAAATCCTTTATACTTCACATTGATAGTTTAGATGTTCTGGATGATTTAAGCGATCAACAAACAGGACAACTTTTTAAAGCTATACGAGATTATCAAAACGGAAACGAAGTCAAACTTGATGGACTTATGAATGCTGTTTTTAAAACTTTTAAGAATCAATTTCTTAGAGATGCTAATAAATACGATTCTGTAGTTACTCGCAATCGCTTAAATGGCAGTAAAGGCGGTAGACCTAAGATAACCCAACCTAACCCAAATAACCCAGTGGGTTTATCAGTAACCCAAACAAAGCCAACCGAACCCAAAAAAGCCGATAGTGATAGTGATAGTGGTAGTGATAATGATAGTAAGAAGGATAATGTTAATGATAAAGAAAAAGAGAGTAAAGGAAAAACCGCTCGCTTTGTTCCACCTACTAAAAGTGAAATATGGAGTTACATGACTCAAGAAAAAGGAAAGGATAGAAGTTTCGCATTAAAAGAAAGCGAAAAAATGTTTAACTTCTACGAATCAAAAGGATGGCTAGTAGGAAAAGCAAAGATGAAGAATTGGAAAGCCGCAGCATCAAATTGGATTACCCGAGCCGAAACAGACTTTGCTAGTAAAGAGAAGCCAGCGTTCAAACTTAAAACTAACAGACCAACTTAAAACAAAAATTATGGGATTAATAAGCACAGAACACGCAGATAAATATCAAAGATTCTTTAATTTTATGAATCAAGAGCATGACTTAATTTTGACATGCGAACAAATGGATGAGATTATAAGAGAATCACAAATATTTATTGAGGAATACTAACAGACCAACTTAAAAACTATGGAAGATAAAAGCATTGGAAAGCATAAGTACAACTCAATCATTAACAAATCAGAGTTAACAGACGTAGAGAAGCGACAAATAAAGAAGTATGAAACAGACAGAGGATTAAGCCCAGAACAAAAAGCAAAGGTTGCAGAGTACTTTGATAGCATACAAGATAAGAAGGTAGAATTACCAGAGTATGCGCAGGCTAGCATTAGTAGTTTATATTTTCAATTCAAACAGTTCTATAAGCTAGAAAACAATAAAGAATTTCAGCCAGAAGCAAACAATGGAGAAGCTAAAGTATTAGCAGTAACATTACTTTACTACTTTTTTAAGAGTCAAAGCTTTTATAAATCTCCTTTACTTAACCAAACAATATCTAAGCCAGATTTAAACAAAGGTCTTTTAGTTGTTGGCGGTACAGGATGTGGAAAGACTTCTACATTTAAGGCAATACATAAGATGCTATTTACAGGATGTACAACGCCAGTTAAATTCATAAAGGATATAAACGGTGCAGATCAACCGATAACCCGTTACAAGCCTTTATTTGCCTTCTCCACGTGTAATGATGTAGTAAGCGAGTACGAAGGATTAAACACAGCAGAAGAAAAAACTATGTTCTGGAATAAATATACAAAGGGTACGCGATACTTTGATGACCTAACAACCGAGAGAGAAGCAAGCAACTACGGAAAGATAAATTTGTTTGAAGACTTGCTAGAAAAAAGAAGCGTTAATCTTCCAAAAACCATTGTTACAATGAATCCTTTTAAGCAAGGCGAAGAGTTAAAAGAAACCTTAGATTATTTACACCATAGGTATGGCAAAAGGGTGCATGATAGACTATTTCAAATGTTTAATATTATAGAACTTAAAGGAACATCACTAAGAAAATAAACTATGAAACAATATAATATACTTAACCTTTACGCCTGTCTTGGCGGTAATAGGCTAAAATGGGATGAAGTAGCTGAAGCATTAGAAATAAAAATAAAAGTTACTGCCGTAGAACTAGACTCAGAACTAGCTAAACTTTACCAAGAACGTTTTATAAATGATATTGTAATCGTAGCAGATGCACATCAATATTTACTAGACCACTACAAAAAGTTTGATTTTATTTGGAGTTCTCCACCTTGTCCTACTCATTCAAGACCTAGGTTTTGGGCTTACGGTCAAACTAAAACAGTTTATCCAGATTTAAAATTGTATGAAGAAATAATACTTTTACAACATCATTTTAAAGGTAAATTTGTAGTTGAAAACGTAATACCTTATTACGAATTGCTTATACCTGGAATAAAAAGAGGTAGGCATTTATACTGGACTAATTTTAATTTACCTAACAAATTGACTACAAGAGATAATTCAGGGGTTTTAAATCAAAAAAGCGTGATGAATGATTTAATTAAATTTCATGAATATGATTTTAACAAGTACAAAGGAGAGCAAAGAACATTAAAAATTGCACGAAACTTAGTTGATTACCAGGCGGGTAAAACAATACTAGAAACAGCACTAGGAATAATAAACAGAGAAAACGTGAACCAGACAACAATGTTTTAACCATGAAACAAAAGATATGCAAAGGAAACTACCGATCAGAATACTATGAAGGATGCGGAAAATTAGGCTATCCCTATCGGTATGACCTTTGCCATTCTTGTTTCATCAAATGGACCCAGACTACAGAAGCAGGCGGAGAGTACATACGCAAAATAACAATACCACAAGCCAAAAAAGAAGTAAGAATAAAAGAACAAAAGCAGACTAAGGAAAAAAAGATCGACCTGCTATCAAAAGACGCATACAGAAAACAATATCTACAACCGGTAATAAACGAGATAGTAAGAATAATAGACAAAGACCAAGACTGCATTGCAAATGTAGATGCGTTTGCAAGTGATGCAGGACATTTTATAAGTGCAGGATCAAACAGACAAACAGCGCTAAACTTACATAACATACATTTACAATCTCGCAACTCAAACAGCTTTAAAGGTGGCGAAGACCTTAAATACTACAAAGGACTCATTAGAAAATACGGCCAGAAATACGCCGACTTCTGTGAGACATTACGACAAAGCAAACAACGCCACTCTAAGATCGACTACATAGAAGCATTCAGCAAAGCAAAAGAGTTTAGACTTATATTTAAGAAGAAAGATTTAGTCTATACAGCACAGCACCGCATAGAGTTACGCAACCAAGCAAACGAGTTTATTGGATTGTATGAAGAGGAATTTACAAAGTTTAACGTTTGAGTTGTTTGTTTATCCGTTTGTTGTAACTATATTTACACAGGCAAATAAGCCAAAAATAAAATTATAACTATGTCAACTTACACTATTGAAAGCAAAATTGAAAAAATAAATGTTTATCAAAACCATAAATTTATTGGATTTAGAGACGTTACTTATTACCTTATAAATAACTATTCAAAAAAGTGGAATGATTATTTTTTAGATTTAAAAATAGCTAAAGAGTGTGCAAAGGTTATGAATGAAAAAAAGAACTACCCTAAAAGTTACGATTCTCATACAGAAAGTAGTACAGGTTTTAACATCATAACAAAGCTTAACTATTAATATAAATAAGGTATAGGCGCACTAACTTCCTTTTTCAATAGAACGCAGAAGTCGACTCGATTAGATCCGTTTGCTTTAATAGGGCCGCAACAAAATCCTCGGTTAATACAACCGAGGTATTTTTAAAACTAAAACTAAAACTAAAACTAAAACCATGAAACCAAATTTAAAAATTGACGAGCAGGATTTAAAAATTCTTTATTTGCATACAAGATTAGCTTATGGAGACATGAGCTTTCATAATTGGAAAGCAGATTGTAAGAAAAGTTATTTAAGTTATTTTGAAAACAAGCCTTTATTTTCCAAAAGGAAATATACGTATTCAGAATTTGTAAATACGCAAATAATATCATTAACATAAAATAAACGGGGTGTAAAAACCCCTTTAAAACTAAAACCATGAACAATAAACTAGAACTAATTAAAAGACTATTACTACAAGGGGATAGGTACACAGACATAGTCAAAGAAGCCGAAACAAGCCAGAAAACTATCAACAAGGTAATAAAAGAACACAGCTTACAAGCCTTCAGAAAGGAGGTGTTAAGACAATTCAAAATCAAGAACGGAACTAAGCTACATACTAAGGCAATGCAACAAAAGAGAACGCTAGGCATTAGAAAACTAGACAGAGACTTATTAGGCAATCAAGTCAAGAATCAGAAGAGACTAGACCAGAAAGTCCTAGACTTAGGGTATAAGAATTGCAGCGAATACATATCACAGCATGGAGCTATGAGTTTTAGAAATAACATATTAGCAAATTAAATAAATAAAACTATGAAATTAAAATTAGAAGATTTAGCACCTTATTTACCTTATGGTTTAATGTGCGAACTAACTGACAAATCAAAAATTAAAGTAGCTAAATTATGCGGAGCTTATACGGATAATAGCTATGCTTTTTTTGATACTGTAGAAAGTGAACACGGCTACAGTAAAATTAAACCAATACTAAGACCTTTATCTGATTTAACTAAAGTTTTACAATGGGATGATGGACAATACATGATGACAGATTTTGATGATTTTGATTTAGCGGAAACTTCTTATAATACGGTACAAGATTATTTAGCTAAACATTTTGACGTATTCGGACTAATACCAAAAGGACTAGCAATAGATATAAATACACTAAACAAATAAAACTATGAGCTACGAAGACGACACACTAATAAGACTAAGAAGACAATACTCTAAGGATGAAACAGTCGCAGCATTAAGCAAGAAACTATCAGAAGCGGACTATAAGAATGGAGAGTTACAAAGCGAGATAGACGAACTTAAGCACGATCTTAAGAAAGTCAACAAACAGAACTTCGACTTAAAAAAAGAAATAGAAATAGTCAATGATAGTTTTGAAGATACAACTCTATACAAATTTCAAAAGGGTAAAATAAAACATCATGAAAACAATTTTAAGAAACAAAAGAATGTAATCAACAATCTAAAAAACGAATTAGCAAAATACACACATTTAGAAAACTAAGCTATGGAAGAGATAATACACAACCTACTTGAAAAATTAAAATCAGATCAAGAGTCTTTGTATAATACATTCAAAGACGAAGTATTAATTGCTTACTCTAATAAGCAAAATAAATATAAAGAAGATTGCTTTAGGGACTTACAAGAAATAATAGAGAATGTATCTGGAATACCTAATCTATTTATACAGAACAGAGAACAGATTTATGTAGCTTATAGAAGTATATTTGATTACATCTTAACAGTAAGAGAATGTTATGGAAATAGGTTTATTGCAAAACAAACAAATAGAGATCATACCACAGTAACAAACTCTATTAATAAGTTTGACGGACACTTCAACAACGTAGAGTATAAAGAAAACTTTACAGAAATAACAAGGCTATATTTGCAAACTAAGAGTAATACAACGAATTAATAATAATAAGATAAATAACACGAATTATGGCATTTGATACAAAATACATAGGAAAGTCCAAGCTTTACAAAAACGTTACCATGTACAGGCTTGGAGGTAAACAAATATACTATAGAGGAGCTGTATGTAAATATTCAAAGCGAGGATTTGAAACAGAAAGAGAAGCTGCTATCTGGGTAGATATGAGACTAATCGAAGCGGGAAAAGATCCTGTTAATGTTTTAAAACGTAAAAAACTACAATCATGAATGCAAACACAGCTAAATATTTATTACAAAACTTTATAAATTTACAAATAAAAAAGCATCAAACTTTCACAATTCCTGTTTTTGATGAAGTAGTTGTTCAAAACTTAAATGAAAATAAAGACGTTATTGAAGAATGGACTTGGAGGGGATTAATACAAATAGCATACAACCTAAAACCAGAATCATGAAATATTTTCTAATACACTTTGAGTTAAGAAAAAGAGTACTAACAATGAAGCTTAAAAAGATACTCGAATACTATAAGGCATACAAAAAGTATAGTAAATTAGTAAACGAATTAATTAAGCAAAAAACAAATCAATCATGAAAAAAAACGAAAGACTAAAAGCAATAGTAAGAGAGTGGCTAGAGTACAAGCTAGGCTTTCCACTAAATGAAAAAGTGGCTAATGATATAGTTGATAATATTATAGGCTATGAAAACGATATCAACAACATAATTTACGACCAAGCAGGCGATAATAACGTTAAAATTGATGAGTTTGTTACATCTGCGAGTGGCATAATATATGAAGTAGGAAAGCCGTACCCAGAATTTCTAAGTTACAAATCAATACATCATGAAGCAATACAAAAAATTGATGAAAACGAATGTAATAAAGAAGACAGACTAAACCGTATTGAAGTCCTGTCTAAAGTTAACGGAAACAAATAAACTAAAGTTTTGTATATTTGTATTAAATTAATAGGGGTCTAGCACGATACTTTGGGTTTAGACATTACCAAAGATTAAAGACGAAGATAAGAGTTCATCGACAGACCCTTTATTAAAAAATAAAAAAAATGGCATCATACACTAAAGAAGACAAAGACAATATACTAAACAGCATTTTTGACGCCATAACACAAGGTCAAGCGGTACGTAATGCGATTAAAAAAGAGAATATATCTTTCTCTACGTTTTATATTTGGTTAGATGACGATGAAAGCAAATCAAAACAATACGCACGCGCAACCGAGATAAGAGCTGAAGCAATGGCTGAAGACATACTAGAAATATGTGACGCCTTTGAAAACGATATAATGCTAGATCAAGACGG